AGAAGTAATCTCTTCCCAAAGTTTCGGTCCATCAATTCCCAGAGCATGTGACTCCTTCAGAAGAGAATCATGAAGGTCAATCGCGGTCCCGGTTTCGGTGCCGGTATCTTCGTCGTAGTTATATTCGAAACGGGTGCCTCCCTCTCTGTCCACGAGCACGGGATTTTCAAGCTTAAGATACGCGTCAATCGTGTGGGAATTTTTCCCAACAAGCTCCCGGTCTGCGGCAGCTTGGATTCGGTCTATATTCCAATTTGGGTGCAGCTGGGTTAGCTGGTCAATTCGGTTGTCAACCCGGTTTCTTAAATCAGAGCCGGTCTCGTGATAATTAGAGGACGCATCGGCTTCACTCGTGGTGAAATAGTGTCCAGTCCCGAAATAGTTTCCGACACTCTGACGCTTGTCACCAAACGCAGAAAAATCGTGGGTGGTTCCGTGATGGAAAAGTTCTGGTTGTCCTTCCGAATCCACGGCTTTGCTGCCGCCAAACCAGCCCTTGAAGTATTTAGACTCCGTGCCCTTATCGGTCCATTCCTTCTGAGCCGCTTTTAGCTCGCTGCGTTTCGCGCCTGCGGTCTCCGGCGGCTGGAATCCCGCCTGAAGGGTCAGCGTATTGGCTCCGAATTTTCCTTGCTCCGGCGCAAGCTGGGCCTGCTTAATGTTCTTCAGGTTCAGCCGCTGATTGACTTCAATCAGAGAAGGATTCTCGATACCGGCCTGCTGCAAAGCGGATTCGAATCGGTTACGGAAAGGATTAACCTCGTTAATCGAGAGACCCTTGACTCCCTGTCTCGCTGCTACCGCGCCCCGGAATTCTCCGCGAGGACGCACGGGGGATTCGACACGGCTCTCTGCGCCTGCGGCCTTCGTGGTCGCTTCGCTGACCAGCTGCCCGGCCACATTCAACGGGAGGTTGATTGCACCCTGCCGGGCGATGCCGGTGTCTGTGAGCCGGGAATTGAAAAGAAAATTAATGAAGTCGGCGCTATTTTGGTCTAGTGGCGCGGTCTCTCCACGTATTGGAGGTGCATAAACACCAGCTTTAGAAACTGACTCAGGAACCACAAGTTGATTGCCTGCACCAGTCCGGCCAGCCTTTTGATTTTGAACGAATTTTTGAACGTCGTCATAGAGGTCCTTCCATCCTTGCTCAGTGAATGTTTTCGTTGTCGGGTCCAACTCGTATTTCACGCCGAGCTGCCCTAAATCTACGCCCTTGTCCGCAAGAGCACTCAATGCCCCTGCTGCTTTGTGCGCGTTGGCCGCGAACACTTCCGGAGACCATCCGAAAATCTGAAGGTTCCCGCTGCGCGCCGTAACCGGCACATTTTCCGGGAAGAAAAGTTTACCCCAAAGTTTTTTCGCAGCATCGGGCATCGTGCGATACAATTCAATCATCGCTCGCCGGGTCTCGCGGTCCGAGGTCAGCGAGGCTGCTGGTTCTTCAGGAGCGAAAAGCCCATCGAGTTTTATCCCTTGCCCTCTGGCTATCGCTTCACCGACTACGCCCAAAATCTCCCGTGGGGACTGCTGTGCGCCCGCAATAGGCTGGGTGGAAGCATTGGCTGCCGCCTGCTGCGCGTTCACTACGCCCTGTTGCTTGGCCGCTTCGCTACCCTCTGGAGCTGGTATCTCTGGGGTTACTACCGGCTTGCCTGCGGTCTTTCGAGCCTGCTGCACCAGTTCCCCGGTCAACGGAGCTCCATAGGTGGACGCCCGGCCTTCCACTGGATTGATACCGAGTGCAGTCAAAACATCGTTGGCTGCTGCGCGCATGCCGCCGGGTTGTCCAGCTTTAAACCATGCGTCGTGATGCTCTGCCCGGACTTCGCCGCCGACATACTGGTCAACAGCATGAGCCTGCTCTTCGGGAGTCAGCACGTGCTGCCAAAGTTCTTTGCCCTCCGCTTGCGCCTGCTGCTGCAAATCGGTGATTGCCTTACCGGCCTCATTGTTAACGGTAGCTTCAGGAGCATCAGCAGGAAGAGCCGCTTTCGCTTCCTGAATAATTTTTTCCTTTGCCGCTCCGTTGCCTGCACCTGTTTCTCGGAGGATAGTTCCGTCCGGGTCCGAGGTGTCTATTCCATGCACCGCCTGATTGACGCGGTCCGCATACTTCTGTTTAAACGAATCCCATTGGTCCGCGTAAACTTTTTTGGCGGTTGCGTTCAGCTCTTCCACTTTAGAAGCGCCAAGAACATCGTCCATCGCGTGCCGCGATTCGTGTGGCGCGGCTTCCAAATCGCGAACCACGATTAGCTTTCTGCTCTTATCGTAAAACGCGTCTTGTGCTGCAAAGTCAGGACTTATTCCGGACTCTTGCAGGGTGCCCGGCAAAGTATCTGGCTGGCCAGCTTCGGGCTTCGGAGCATAGACTATTTGCGTGCCCGGGGCTGCCCCGTCCACGTATTTCTGAATCGCGTTGTATCGTTGCTGAACCCCCGGGGTAGCGGCAGCAATTGCTTCAGTGTGCTCCGCATTCAGGCCGGGATATTGCACCGAAAAAGATTCTGGCCGGGCAGGTGCGCCAGCCGAGCCCCAATTACGAGGCGCGAGAATGTATCCGCTTGCCACGCGTTTGCCTGCGCCCTTCAAAGCGCCCGCGGTTCCGAGGACGGTCCCGAATGGAGTCATCCCGGCGCGTTCGCCCGGGGTCTCAGTGGTAGCTGCTGCGAGCGCCACGTCCATCGCTGCGCCTGCGCCAACGTGCGCAATCGCACCGGGAGCCGCCTGAGCGATGTCCCGAGCGGCCTGTGCGGCAGAGGAGGTGACATCTTTACCCGTCGCAACCTGTTTACCGAGCTCTGATAAATCAGAAAGTTTACTCCCAAATTTTGCGACCCCCTCTGAAATTTTTTCCCCCAATTCCCCTCCGTGAACTAGGGCCTCTTTAAGAGCAAAAAGACCTGCCAACCCGGGCTCATGATGTGCAAATAGGGCTGCTCCACCAAGTGAAGCTACCCGTGCAGCAGGTTTAAGTATAGGCTCCACCAATTCGGTAGCTCGCTCCCCAACTTTACCGGATGTTTCAATTATTTTTCCGGCTACTCTGGCGGACAAATCTGAAGCGGCTGCCGGTAACGAATGAAGAGCCGCCTGCGCCGCCGCAACACCTGCCGGAGACGCATCCCCGGCGATTGTAGCGAGCAAAGGAGCCGCCGAATCCGCCACCATTCCCGTAGCTGTCCCGAAAATCTTTCCTGCACCCTCCCACGCATAGGGAGAGCCTGATGCAGCTTGTTCAACTTTCTCTGGTCGCAGTGCATATCCTTGTTTAGCTAATCGGGCAGCTGCTTCTGCGTTGACGCCTTCTTTGACGATTCGAGCCATTCCGTTTCGTGTGGCCAGCTCTGCACCAAAAGCGCCGAGCTTGTCGTCGAGAGAATAATCCTTGAGCGGCTTGGTCAAATGTAAACCGCGTCCAACCCAATCCGCGCCCTTGACCATCATCTGGCCAATACCGAGTCCGGCCATCTTCTGACCAGCCAAAAATTCTCCGGCCTGCTGCTGTTCCTGAGCCGCGAGAGCCCCGGAAATAGTAGAGGTATCCGGCTCGCCATTGCTGCCGATAGAGGTAGGAACTGTGACCGGCGCGAAAACTGCCCGGCTGCCGAGCTGCGCGCCTTCCTTGACTAAATCCCAAAGGCCCTTGCCTGCATTCTTAACCATGTCCATCGCCGAGGGAACGAAGTGTCCGGCCTGCCGGAGCTGATGGTAGGTCTCAGCTGCCTTGTCATAATTTGCGGCCTGCTCATCTTCGGGCAACGATTGAAAAGCTGAAATGGGGTCGAAAGTTTTTGGATTGGCTTTCGCTTCCGCGACGAGCTGCTCCGGAGTCATCGCCGTGAAAACATTCATGGGCACTGGCGCGGCCTGTTCCAGTTCTTCCGGGGTAGGAGTATATTTTACCGGAGCCGCCGGTTGTGCAGCAGCGAGCTCGTCAGCTGTAGGCGTGTATTTCACCTCAGTTGGCGGCGCGAGCCGGTCCAGAGGGGCCTGAAGCTGCGCGGCTGAAAACATTCCTTCCGTTACCGCAGGAGACGGTGCCGGAGGAGCCGGAGGAATCATAGGTTCCGAGGGGAGGGGAACCGAAATATTAGGTAGAGCGTTAGGCATGGATTAGGTATCCTTAAATCGCAAATTGGGGGGTTGTTTTACTCTCGGAAGTATGGTAACTTTTTAGCATGAGTATAGGAATGATAATTCTGGTTAGTCTGTGGTTTTGGCTAACCCGAAATAGCCCTCGCCGATATTAGCACCTTTTGACTGGTTCTCCGAAGCCCATAGAGGCTGAAGATTAGAGTAGTGGAAGCATGCTCTTTGTTGCTCCGGGTCCGACAGGTCAAAGCTGGCACAAGGTCGTTTGTGGTCAACGTGCCATTGTCCGTAATTTTCCCATGACATAAAAGGCCGGAATTGAAGAGCAATCCAGAACTGGAAAAAGTCGGTAGCACACCCAATAAGCTCTAGAGATTTGGCCGACTTTGTCCGCCCATGAAGGGCGTGCCGCATAACCCTGCGGCAGTTGGATACGGCCTTAAAGACCGGGTCAAGCCGACGCCTCTCTCTGTCATAGGCCACTTGGTTCTCTATCGCCTTCACTTTGTTTTTACGGTAATACTCTTTAAGATACGCCCGGAGTCGGTCCTTATTATTCGCCTGATAAAGTTTCTTTTTGGCGAGAATACTAGACCTATTTCGGTCGTAGTAACTTTTGTCACTTGGATACAGTTCCGGTATGCGGGTCATACTTCCATCCAGCATAGGGGCCGGTCTTAAGAATCACAACTCCTGAATTTACCGGAGCCGGGGTGGTAGCTGCTGGCGTAGTGCCGGGGACAGCTGCGGCGATACCCTTCGGGGTGCGGTAAGGTTCGCCACGGAGGATTCGTTGCTCTTCGGAAGTCAGAGTCTGGGAAGCCCAATCGTTGGTATCCTTAGCCTTCGCCTGCGAGAGCTGTGCGACGTTCTGTGCGATTGCAAGACGCCCGCGAGCTGCGGCTTCGGTGCCGTTAATTATCTCGTCACCCATTTTAATAAGGCGAGCACGAGATTCAGGAGTAAAAGAACCTTGGCGTAAAGCAATCTGCTTCCACGCCCCGATTTTCTCAAGCCACGGCTGGGCCTCTTCAAGTTTCTGCCATTTGAATTCTCGAATTGCGGCTTGCGGGTCATAAAGTTTCACGATGCTTTCCGCAAGGCCGATATCATTCGCATTTTGCGGAGGAACTTCTTTGCCCGGAATTGTCGCGCCCATCGCTTCTTGATTGTCGGCGATGGTCTTGAAATTTGTAACGTATTTTTGCTGCTCCAGCATCGTCTTCACGACGGGGTCAGCCACAAGGTCCTTCCGAATGTCGGCGGGGACTTGGTAGGAACCGGCAGGAGATTTTGTCAGCACACCTTCAGGGGAGCCGGTAGGAAAAGCGTCAACGGTAGGAGTTGGTTGCGCCTGCGGAGATTGAGGGCCTACAAGATTGGTAGGGGAGCCGTTCACAACCGGACCGGGACGCATAGAATTTGCATTCGCCCCGAGATTCGGTTTGGTCAGCAAAAGATTTTTCCGCATCGGATGATACTCCGGCAGATAGTTGTCCAGCTGTTTGACCACGCCCCAATAAAGCGGGGAGCCTTCATAGCCTTGGTTGGGCATAGGAGGAGTGACATCCTCACCCCGGGCGTTCAGCATGTGCGTATGGGTCCCGCCAGCTGCGTCGGTGGTCTCCATGTTCTTCACGGGCTGTAATCTCTCAAGCCACGCATTAGCCAGAGACATCTGCCCGGCCATTCTATTGCCTTCCTTGGCTGCCTCAACAAAATCAGTGCTACCGTCCGGCTTTCGAAAATCGTCCATCGTCTTTCCAAACATCCAGCCGTTTTGCTGAATCGCGGAAATGCCGGTAGGACCCATTTCTGTCTGGGCCTGCTCAAGAGCTGTTTTGGTTCCCGCTAAAGTTGCGGTAGGCTGCACTAGGCCGGTCTGTGCCGTCGCTGTAGCTCCCACTAACCCCTGCTGAGCAATTATCGCTTGCCGCTGGGCCTCGCGAGCCTGAACCGCAGAGGGAGAAGTTTCCTCTTGAATTTTTTGCCGCTCCGCTTGGTTGCGGAGGTGCGCCATCATTCCAGTGTGCGCCGCGAGGTCGTCGCCAGTAATTACGCCCTTGCCGAATGAGTCAACGAGAGCCGTCACTGCATCGGGCGTGATTACATTCGCCGGGCCGGTTACTGCCTGAGTAGGCGCGAGTCCAGCAACTAGAGGAGAGTCTGAAGAAGTTCCGATAGGCATAAAATTAATTAACCGCCGAATGAAGACCCGATATCACTGGCCGCGGTGCCAATGGCGGTAGACCACGCCTGACCCTGACCAAGTTTCTTTTGCGCTTCCACTGTGCCCTGACCACCGTAAATTTGATTTTGCGCGCCAACTCTCTGAAGCCAAAGATTGGCGGTGTCCTTGGCGGTGAGTCCAGTATCGGGGACCAACGAATTAGAAGTGCCGAGAGCGCCCGCAGTGCCAGAAAGATTTGCAAGCTGGGTATTCGCGAGCGACGGGAAAAGATTGCTGAGCGTGCTCTGCTTCTGCTGCTGCAACACTCCGGCCTGCTGCAAAAGTCCGGCTGCCTGAGACTGCCGTTGCATCTGGAGATTCAACCCGGCGGTGCCTAGAACAGAGCGGAGAATATTCCCGCCCAATCCGGTGCCCGTAGAGGTGCCCGTGGCGGAGCCGCCCTGCTGTAGCCCGGCCTGCACCATCTGAGCTTCGACATCAGGAGGAAGTGTGGCCCCGGCTTTAATCTGCGCGAGAGCGGCGTCAATCAGGGCACTCTTGCCCTTGTCGAGACCGGCGCTTCCAGTGGTCGCATTTTCAACAGCCGCCCGTGCAATCTGATTCGATTGCGAATTCGGGTCGTTGATATCATTGACACCCTTCAGTAAATCCGCCCCGGCGACTTGCCGAGTTGAGGCGAGATTTGGGTCAATCAGTTTCTGAAGTGCGAGCTGATTAATGGCGTGCTCCCGGCCAGCAGTGACCGCGAGGTCATTGACTGCCGTGGGGTCCATTCCAAGGTTGACATTAGTCAGTTGCTTCGAGAGGGCTTCCTGCTGTGCAGCAGCTGCGGCCTTCATAGAATCGGACTGAATCGCGCCCGCTACAATTGCGCCTGCGGCTGAGAAAATCGAGCCGCCCATCCCGCCCATACTCATTCCACCAGTGCCTGCCATATCTTGTTAACCTTTTCGAAAAACCAACACTATGTCATCTAAACAGTTACCCCCATTGCTGCGGGTGTATCTTATGTTTTAGTAATCGCCCAAAGCGCCAAAGTCGGGGTGTAGTTCAGAGACGAGAGCGCGCTGACCTGAAGCTGCTGCGGGCCGGTCCCGGTTATGGCTCCCTGAACCTGCGGGGACGCCCCAGTGACCGGCGGAAAAGAGGTGACCGGCGCGCCGCCGGGGTCTGAGGTCGCTATAGCGAGAGTCAGCCCTGCATACTGAGGAACCAGAGCCCAACCCGGGTTCTGCACTAACGCTGCGGCTGCCGTAGGCGTGGTGACGAATTTGATATCGCCCGGGACACCCGAGACGGTCCTCCACTGCCCTCGCTCCCACCAAATGAGAGTGCTGATGTCAGTGTCGTAATACTGCTGAAAATCTGCCGGGCTAGAAGGCCGGGACGCAGTAGAGCCGGAATTCATTATGCTATTGAACGGAATCCAAGCTTGCCCGTCGAAAACATACCAGCCAATCGGCTCCCCGTAAGAAGTCGGCGCGAGGTCTGTGGCGTCCTGTGTAGTCCGCAACCAGACCGGCGGGTTATTGACTGACGGGGTGCTATTCCCGATTGCATACGGCGCGGTGAACGAGGCACTCAAGTCCTGTGGCTTGTAGCGGTTGGTGTTGTCATCCCAGACCCACCACTGCGTTCCGCCTTTCAACCACGGACCCACGTTCGAAGTAGGCTCCACGTCCCCAATGTAAATGAAGTTGACTCCGTTGGGGGAAACGATTCGCATCCGCTTGACCATTTCAATCGAAAGCTCCTGCGGCGTTCCCTTGAAAGTCACGGGCAGCTGGGCCATTTGGATGAATAAATTTGTGTTAACTAGTGCCATAAGATTATAGAATATTGCTGAATGACCCCGAGACGTTCAGGTTTTGGTCCGCTCCGGCCTGACCTTGAACTGCTACCTGAACAACATGATGCCCGGATGGAATATTGAAGTCCACGTGGTTCGTAGCGGCATACATCGCCGCGCCGGATATGCTCACCACTTGAATCCCGTCCACAAAAACCGAAACGATATTGTTTCCACTGATAGCGCCGGGGCCAGCTGCTCCGCCAACCGTGGTGATTCGACAATGAGCCGCCGGGCCGTCGTAATTCCCCGTGAAGGAGCCCGGCATATTCCGAGTGTATTCAAAGAATGAACCGTTGTGCAATTGAGTGTGCAGCGAGAACGAGGACCCGGGCAGCGCGACGTGCCCCGAGTTATCCGGGGTTCCATTAAGCAAATCTCCCTCGCACCCTAAGCAAAAGTCAGCACCGAAAAATCCGATGTTCCAATCCGGTCCCGGGGGAGGGGGAGGAGGCGGAGGAGGAGGTTGCGGAACAGAACCCGATAGCAGGACAGGCCCGCCGCCTTTGTTCTGGCAATCTTGCAGGGACGATTCTCCGTCAGCGGTGATTTTCGTCGCCTGATACCAGCCCTGCGCAGAGCTTTCCACTATCACGCCGGTAATACCAGAAACGATTTTGTTGTTGTTCCGATATAAATTGACGCTGACTCCACCGGCAATTTTCGGAATGGAAAGTTGAAAGTATTGAATCCCATCCGCAACCACTGGAGGGAACGGACCCACCTCATTGCCATTTTCTAAATTCACTGTGAACCAGTAGGTCCCGGCGGTGAAGACTACGGCGGTGCTCAGTGGGACTCCATCGTTGACAATCGTAAACGGCTGGCCGCTCTGCTGGGTCGAGTAATAAATGTTGAAAGCCAGAGCATCGGACGGCATTTCGAAGTGCAGGAAATTGCTGTTCACTTTTCCCAGACTACAAAAAGATTGGTCATGAAAACACTGGTCGAAAATCGCAACTCCGCTGGCCGAAAAATGAATCGGGCAAACGGGCGGCGAAATGTACTCGATTCGCGGACGCCGGAGAAATAGAGCTTCTAAAACTGTGTTCATAGTCCTAATCCAACTGATAAGACTGGCGGGACCAGAGCGTCGAGCTCCGCCTGCGCCTGCTTCCCGGCAATAATGTTCGCAACCCGGTCCGCAGCTTCCTGCGAGACGATGCTCTCAGCGGTGCCCACGCCTACCGCGCTGAATTCCCCATTGGACAGCATCTGAGTTTGGTTCGAAGTGAAATCCTGAGTCTGGGCCGCGGTCAACTCCGCTACCAAGTCGCTGAAGTTTTCAGCGAAGGCCGCGACACCGTCAAACCGGACCGCGTTTAAACGCGTTTCATTTGTGCAAGCGTCCCCGCTTCCGGATTGCTCTTCGGAGACCGGATAAGCGAATGACCGAATCCAGCGAATAGACATCGGACCGTGCCCGACAATCAGGAACTGAAAACTTTCGTCAATGTTATCGTTGTCCGGCTTCTCTACTCCGCACATTCCCGCCACGGGGTCCGCCGGTTGGTTGTTGGCGTCTTCAGTTCGCTCCACGCGGGACTGAGGTTTGAAAGCAAACATCTGGGTGTCCGCGGTAATCTCTTGGTCGAAGCTCAAGCTTCCCCGAGAAACCGAAATCCGTTTCGTGAGCATGGGCCGATATGCCCCGTTAGTGCCGCCTGCAAAAAATACGGCAAGGTCGATATCCTCCGGGACCCCAGACATAGCGACATCCACCCAAGTCAAACGGCAGCGGGCTCCGGGATTTTTCTGAGGGTTCGAGGAAGTGATACCAAAATGCCCCCGGGTCTCAATCGCCCACGTAATCGGGCAACCATTGTCCAGCCGGTCCGGCTGAAATGCTTCCCACAGTCTGTTATTACCATCCGAGTCAACGGACACGTAGAAAGCGCGCTCCACTCCAGCGACTTCGCCGCAGACCCATTCAACGGGTCTCGTGCCGGTCCATACGCCAGCCCATGAAGGCCCCGAGTCATCATTGAGAGTCGCAAGACTCGCGTTATTCATGACCCACGTATGCTTGTTGAAAATATCCTCCGAGGGGACCGACATCATTAGATATTGTCCATAGGTCCCGGACGCCACAAGGCTGACATCGGTGTCAATGTGGACTTTACTCACGAGCATTTCATTATCGCGAACCGGCAGACGGGCAGTGAGTTTTCCAGACGTCGCCGGGTCGTAAATCGCAACGCCGGACTGAGAGAACCAAATAAGATGACCGTAGTGCGATACCGCGGAACGAGGCGCGAGGCAACCCACCTGAATAATTTCCTTTTGGAAATCCGGGGTAATCGGCCACTGTGTCCGGTCCCGAATGTTCGCTTGGACAATCGAGCCGTTGCGCGAGGTGAAAACGAAAAGCTGCGGGGACTCGATTGACGGAGTCGGAACGAGAGCGGTGATTTCGCTCGTAAAATAAAATGCTTCCTGCCCGCCGAGGTAAACCCTCTCGCGGAAGCTGAAGGGGTTCGCGATGTCTGAGGCGAATAGTCCGTTGTCCCGGGCAATCCAAAGCCGGTCACCGACCCACGCCATAGGCCCGCCCGCAGGAGTGTCCAGCGAGTTGCCGCTAATCTGTCCGGAATTTGAGCCGTCATACCACGCCGGGGCCGAGCTGCCGTTATCCTGCGCCATAAGCACGGCGCGAGGAGGGACAATCTTGATACCGGAATTGAGAGCGGTCCCGAGTCGCTCCGCGGCCTGCAAGCACTGAGCCCAATAAACTATTTTCGCATTAGGCGCGAGCGTGATGTTGGGAATCTGTTTGAATTCTTCAAACGGATATGGAGAAGCAAAGAGCTTTCCGCCCACCGCAACCACGAGCTGTTCAAGCCCAAGGATAGGACGAAAAAGGGTCGCGCCTTGGAGCTTGCCCTCCGCAAGTTTTGCAACACAACGGTAGCCCGGTCGCGTGGAAAGGATACCACCAAGGTTCAGCAAGTTCAGGCCGGTCCAGTAGTATCCCTGCGGGAGACTTGACGGGTCCATGTCCGATTTGGCTCCACGGAAGAACGTCGCATCCCAGTCGATTAGAATTTCTCGATTGTCCATTATCGGATATCATAGTCGTATTTGTCTCGCGGGTTGCTCTGGTCGATAACCTGCGGGGGCATATACGTGGGAGGTTCCTGCTTCATCTGAGCTTCCAACTCCATGCGCGCCGCATCGGCTTCGCACGAATGAGCATCGGCATACTTCCGGTCCTTGTAATCTTTGCGCGCCTGCACGCCGAGTAGAAAACCAATCCGGCTTGACAGCTCGATATGGTCGTAGCGGCTCGTGAAAATCGGATTCGTTTTGAGATAGGCGATGCGGACCCAGTTGCACGAGCGATTGAGTTTTATGCGCCGATACTGAGGGATTTGCTCGTCCGGCTCGTAGACGCCGAGAAGAGTGCCGGTAGTCCCGGAGTCGTCGATTGTCGAGAGCCTCATGGAGCCAGCGGAGCGGTCCTTGAAGACGCCGGTAATTCTCGCGATAAGCGGGGCTTCGGCATCGGGAATAGCATACCCGTAAATCGTGGGGACTCGATAACCGTTCAGCCATTGGCCGTTTTCGAACCGGCGCAGAACGTTGCCCTTGCTATCGAACCCATAAACAATGAGAGTCTTTCCGTTGTCGTCCGGCAGCTGGAGATAGACAATGAGCTTGGCCGGGAGAACAAGGTCCCTGTAGGTGCTGTGAAATCGCCCTTGGTCAGTCCATGCCCACTCGCACACAGTGCGCAAAGAGCCGGGGCCGTTCAAATGGAATTCGAAAAGCTGGTCGCGTCCTAGGACCGGCTGCCCGGCCACGTTGACGCCGATAACCGTCTGCACTTCACGTGGAAGAGTAACGCACCGCCGACCGCATCCAGCGGGGGAGTTGCAGGTGCTGGTGTCCGAGCAATTACATCCGGAGGTGCAAATATCGAGGTATCCCTTCCAGCCTTCGAGGTCTGCCTTATTGCAGATAAGAGAGACAGCATCACCCATCCAGCGAAAAAGCTGGACGTCATCGCACGCGCCAAAGATTTTCTTGGACTCGTCGTAAACGTCATCGACTCGGAACATAAATTAGTCTTCACCCTCTTGTTCTGATTCCAGAGCTTCTTTAATCGCGTCGAGGGCATCCGCGGCCTTGACAGCCTTCTCGGATTTTTTCTCTCCCTCCACGCTGATAATCCGTTTCACGTCAATCCGGCATTCGTAGTGCTCCTTGCCGTCGCGTTTGGATTCTGACCGGGAGCTCTCTTCGTATTCGATGAGCATCTTCCCTTTTTTGGGAATGTCCAAGGCTTCCTCGTCATCCTCGTAAGTGAACGAGGGGTAAACAGGACGGTCCTTGTCGGGGCGCTCAATCGCCGGAGCGCCATATCTCTCTTCGTAAGTTTGCCCAAGGTCGAGGTTTATTTGCTTCATAGCGTCAATTAGTAGTTACGGGCGGGTCCGGATTTGTCACAATCAAAACATACTGAGGGGGTTTGACGGTCATGTCCCCACCCTTCTCTGTTTTGCAGTCTCCGGACAGGACTTTGTCCACGTCCCGGATTACTGGCACTGCACAAGAATCATTCATGAGATTTTAAATGCCCAAAAAAAGTTAACCGAAATGACTGCGGCTCCCGTTATGGACTTGGCCTGAAGCTGGATAATGTTGTTGTTCGTCAAGGTCGTGACAAACGTAACCGCCATCGGATTCGCGACAAATGCGGTGTAGGTCTGAATAGTGGACTGGTCTATAACAGCATTAGTAGAAATATTTTTAAGCCGAAACTGATTAATGCCCGGCTTTGCTTCTGCGAAGGTTAGTCCGGCTCCTGCATCCCCGGGGACAGCTCCATACCCGGCACTTGTCAGAATTAAGTAGACGCCGGGCTTCGCGAGCTTGACCGTGCACGGGACCGAGCCGGGAAGCAAAACGACATTGGTGAACGCGGAGGTGCTAAGGCCCCCTTGGTATCCCGGAAAATCTCCAGTGCTGGGAAAAGTTACGGTGAAGGTCGGGATGGTAGCCCCATAGGTTGGGAGTATAGCAGACCCGGCGGGACCCGGGTTTCCTACTGGCCCCGTAACACCCTGAATCCCTTGGTTCCCTACTCCGCCCGGGTTTCCTTTTATTCCCTGAACACCTTGTCCGCCGGTCTCCCCAACTTTTCCCGAGGGGAGCAGAACCGTCCCTTCAAAAATCCACGAGCCGGGATTAACGACCGATTTTCGGAATAGGACGGTTGCATTCCCGAATCCGTCAGACGTCACAATGTCATACCATCCGGAGCCCTCTACAAAAACATCCATGCCCGGCAGCAGAGAAGGATTCCGGGTCACCTTGATTGCGAACTGCGCGCCTACTGAAGGCTGAGGAAACCCGCCTGCTAAAACCTGAACGTAAGGCGTGCTTCCGTTGCAGCCGTCGAGACCGGGGTCCCCCTTCGGACCTTTTCCGCCGACAATACCATACTGAAACATTCGAATGAAATAGCATCCGAGCGGCTCCGAGTTTCCCCGGGGATTCAACGGCAGCCCGACATCCAACCGGCCCGGCAATGACCACTGGATTGCCCCGTCCACTTCTGTTTTAAAAACCTCACCGAAAAATTCCAGTGTGAAATTTTCTATCTGGCTTGGAAGTGTTTCGCAAGCCGCGGTGTTTAGGGGGGCCTTGACGTTGCAAGGATTCCCGCCGCCTAGCGCCGAGTTATTGCATTCGCCACTCATTATGAAATCCGGATTGCGACTAGTTGAGCCTGAGCAAATGGAACCGTAAGGTCCCCGGTTGGGACCGCGGTGGTCTCCTTCGCGTAAATCTGAATGACGTTATTTACGCCAGTGGTGGTTACGAATCCCTGAAAATTCGTGTGGGACGTATTAGGAGCGCCGGAGGTGGAACCGCCGCCTGAATCCGGAAGCGGGATTCTAATCTGAGAGGCAGTG